TCGAAAGATACACGAAATACCTTCGGTGGTTACATTGCCGGAGGCTTGGGATGGTGTTTTTCCGAAAATTTCAATTGGCACTAAATATCATCAATTAACTTATCAACAGGCAGTTCATGAGTGCGCTAATTATGGTTTGGAACCAATAGACATGCGTACTTCTTCTGGAAGTGAATTTGTTCATTTGCACATTTCGAAGGAAAAGTTACTTGCTGGTGAAGGTCATCCTGCTCTTCGTGACAAAATTGAGTGGACCCTAAAGCAGCTTCGTAAAGGTAAGGCTCCCATGCAGTATTGGCTTGCTTGTTCTAAGGACGAACTTCGTGCGTTACTAAAAGCACACAATGGTTCTACCCGTTTCTTTTTGATTGGTTGTCTTGCCTTTCAAATAGTGTTAAGAATGTATTTTGGTTTCTTTTTCAACTTGCATCGTCTCTATCGTGAAAATACCGAAATAGCAGTTGGAATCAATCCTTATTCATTGGAGTGGCACACATTGGCAATGTTTCTCGGTGCCAAAGACCCTAATGTTAAGGTTACTGCGACGGATATTGAAGGTTGGGATCTCAATTTTCCCGTCCCTGTTTCTATTGAATTTGCTTGGCAAGCGTATATTCGATACCCAGATGTTCCTCTTTTGCATATTCAAATACTCATTAAAGTTACTCATTGTACGTACATTGTCATTGATATTTATTTGTGTGTTTGGGTTGGCATGCCATCTGGTTGTTTAATTACTGCTTTCATGAATTCCTCTGTTAATTCCTCTGCTCATCGAGGAATGGCAATAGAGGCAGTTCAAAAGAAAATTATTTCCGAAATTCCTCGTTCTGCGTATTTTGGTGATGATTGTGTGATTCCTACTGAAAATGATGTTTATTTTGAGTTTATTCAGTCTTGTCGCAAGGAATGGTTCAATTGGAATTCAACGTCTTCTCGCAAAGACGATGTTCCTCGCCGTGAACCATTTTCAACTTGTACATTTTTGAAACGAACATTTACGACTGATGCTAATGGTCGAATTGTTGCTCCTCTTGAGAAAGATTCGATCTATAAAATGTTGACTTATGTTCGTGCACGAAATGATGTTGAGTTGATTGAAAAGATGGAAATCAATCATCATGTTGCTTTGACTGAAGCTTCATTGCACGATGAGAAATTTTTCAATGTTCTTCAAAATTTGTTGAATTCTCGTTGGGCAACTGTTGCTCCAAGTAGAGCTACCCATTGGTCATACGCGTTTACGCGTATGAAGGTGTTAAATTAAACACCTGGGGTTCCGGCCCCTAAAAACCGGAACAACGGCATATCCCTCCGTATGGGTAGGGTTTCGATCCTGTCGAAGTTAGATGGCCCATTGAAAAGCTCATTTAATGGTTTCCTACTTCAAGACGAAGAGCAATTACGTAGCTGGAGTTGTTTATCCGCACTCCCGCATGCGCAAATTGGATACAAGCTTCGAAAAGAGAATGGAGAGTTAAGCCTACACTCCAAAGTTCGGCTACCGACGCAACGACGTCATCCAGTGGCTCCACAGCCACAAATTCAACTGTGATTCACGACATAACTCAAGATGTGACTCCGGTTCAAGTGTCAGAGGCAACTTTGACCACCCACAAACAGATCGATCAGATCGTTGAGATTGCACCAGCTCCTGTGTGTGCCTCAATTCCTCGAGGACTTTTGAACCCTTTTCCGGACATTACGCCCACCAAATGGTTGGAAAAAGAGTACAAAGTTGCCTCATACACATGGAATGCTACCATAGCTCCACAGATCCTTCGCCTTCCCGGTACTTTCTTTGATATACCGTCCCTTGCATGTGCATTGTCCACATTTAAGTTCTGGAGAGGCAAGTTCAACGTTCATGTTGTCATGAATGCTACCCCGTACCATCAGGGAGCAATCATGGTATCTTGGCTACCTTGTTTTGCCAACACCGGGCTCACAAACGGTGTTTATGAAGCAAGTGGTAATAATTCCATTATTCTTAACATTAGTACTAGTGATAGTTGCAAATTCACAATTCCTTATGTTAGTCCTAAAGCTTGGTTATTAAATCCGCCTACCAATCCTTATGACCACTCTGTGGTGTTTTTCCATCCTCTTGTAGGATTGTCTAACCCATCCACGACAAACGATTTTGTTAAAGTCGATGTTTATTTGTCGATGTCCGATATTTCGGTTGCAGGTTATGAAATGGCTCAGTCGGGGAGGGAGTTTGATAGCCGCTCAAAATCCGCGAGCTCTGGGACGAGCAGTTGGATTCAGCCCATTGTTTCCACTATGGACATGATCCCTGACGTAATTTCAGGAGTGTCCTCTATTGCTTCCGCTCTTGCTTGTTTAGACAAGGTTCCTGAGCGCAGGGGGGTTTTTCCCGTTACAGTTAATCCCATGCGCGACTTGTTTACATCAGTAGGGGTGGATCCATCCACTTCACTCACTTTTGCACCTGAGAGTTTGTTAGCAAACGACCATGATCTTATGGGCACTCTCAGTACTGCTTCACCCAACAATCTTCTTTGTGCTCAACCTATGCTTTACCTCCAAAGGGTATTTGAAACTGGTTCTATGGGAGAGTTAGTTATTCCGGTTCACCCGTTGTTTCCTGCAACGGACGGAACAAGTTTCTTTCCTGATTATCTTTATCATTTTGCATCCGTCTCCCGATATTGGAGAGGCACAATAAAGTTTATGTTTCACTTTTGCACCAATCAATTTGTTAAAGGCAAATTCAAAATTCTCCTGTCGTTCAATTCAGGTGCTCTTGATTTTTCCTCTACCGGTGATCTACCGGCAACAATTGTTGATGTTGGAGGCACCACCATGTCTTATGTTTCTGTTCCTTATTTACATGACACATTGTGGAGTCTCACTGAATGGTCGCAAGGTTTTCTTCCTCGACTTCATGTTATCCCAATCGGTGACCTTCAAGGGGCGTCCTTGCCCGCTGATGCTGTTATCACTCTTTCAGTTTTCAGAGCTGGAGGAGAGGATTTTGAAGTTGCGCACTTAGATCGCCCACTTTATTACACCCCTGCCCCTAAAAAGAGCGTCGTTCCAAAAGGCGCGCTTCATAAGGAGAAGGGTCAGTGTTATTTGAATGGGGCATTTGCAAAAACCTTTGCGAGTTTCATTTCCGGGATTGTTCAGTCAACGGAAGTGGGACTATGCCAAACTGAAGTTATTTCAGCGCCTGACTTGCTTATGAAACGTTATGCGATGATATTTACGACGGAAGTTCTTGATCCGTTTAGTTTAAACTTCCCAACAACCACTCATCACCCGTACATGTACCATTATGGCCGGGTGTTCACGTTCTGGCGAGGTTCCCGAAGAATCTCCATTGTTCCCGAGGCTGCTCTTGGCCCTGGGGCATTTTCTTTGGCGGACAAAGCCGGAACTGCCGCACTTTACCGTGCACCTTGGATTGAAACTTTGCTCAACGGTTCAGTTTACCCCCGAATCGCTATGCCATATCAATCCACTTTGCCTTATCAGTTCACTTCTGAATACCCTGGAACCGTCCCTGATGGTTACCAATTGGCATTGGCAGCCGTTTATGAACCAAGCGGCACCGGTAGATACTACGTTGCGGCGGGTGATGACCTTGTCTTTGGACACCTTCACGCCCCAGCGTATCAAGTGGCGAGTCCTGAACCTCCCACTTCTTGATCTCTCTTGGACTATTCTGTAGATCGAGACTTAGTTAG